GCAGAGCGTTGCGGATCTCTGCGGTCATCATACCGCCCTTGGTACGGGCCTGCGCCCAGAACGCCTTCTTATAGGTATCGGAGGCACGACCGGTCTTGGTGTCCACCTTTGCCGTATCGGGCTTCTGCGTGATGGGGGTATTGACCGGAGTGTTCAGCTCACGCTCGAAAGCGTCCAGACGCTCCTGGCGCTCGATCTCGCGGCCGAGGTCGACGATCTCCTGTTCCATCTTCTCATAGGTGGCGGTGTCTTCGACGGAGAGGACGCCTTTATCGCTTCTGTGGGAGTCGAGAAATGCCTTCGTCTGCTCCCAGGTCTTTGCACGCTGTGCGCGCAGTTCGTTGATCTTACTCATTGTTTGTATCCTCCTTAAGGTTTGATAAGTGCGAGTCTCTTTTCGAGCTCGGAGATGGGTGTGCCTGCACTTTTCGCAGGTTTGGACGGGGTGTGGTGGCTCTTGACCTTGGACATGAGCGAGTTGGTGACGGCTCTGCGGCTGAACACGAAGCTGTCCTCCGCAGCGGCACTTTCACCGTCTGCCTTGAACAGCAAATCATCGGCAAAGCCCAGCTCCACAGCCTTGTTGGCATTCATCCAAGTCTCGGCATCCATGAGGTGGCTGAGCTTGGCACGGGACAGGCCGGTCTTGATCTCGTAGGCATTGATGATGCTTTCCTTGACTTCGGAGAGCATATCGATTGCCTTCTGCATCTCCTCGCTGTCACCGATAGCGACCGTCAAGGGGTTGTGGATCATCATGAGCGCCGTGGGTGACATGAGCACCTTCGTACCTGCCATCGCAATGACGGATGCGGCAGAGGCGGCAATGCCGTCGATCTTGACTGTGACGTCGCCGTGGTAGTCCATCAGCATATTGTAGATTTGGGCGGCTGCCACGCAGTCACCACCGGGCGAGTTGATCCAGACAGTGATATTCCCGGAGCCGGACATCAGCTCATCCTTGAAAAGCTGCGGCGTGACATCATCGTCAAACCAGCTCTCCTCAGCGATCGTGCCGTTTAAGAACAGGGTTCTCTCTTGGATCTGTTCCTGCGTCTCCTCGTTGGTCACTGTCCTGTTTTTCCAATTCCAGAACTTCTTCATCGGATTTTTCCTCCTTTCCGTTATCGGTGTTGATATTTGCAAAAGCTCCGGCGTTTTGCAGCGGGAGCATATTGCCGTTGATGAGGTATAAGTCGCCGCCGTCCTCCTCCGGGATACGGTCGAGGTTTTCCAGCTCCCGGATGTCGTTTGCGGACATCCAGCCGTTCTGGCGGCCTATGGCGTACCCATTCATGCGGCTCTGGTAATCGCCGCGAAGCAAGCCTTCCAGATTGAACTTCACGAAATACATGGCTTTTTCGTCCTTGGACAGGAGTGACCGCTGGATGGACTGCTCCCAGCGGATGACCCAGGGGTCAAGGGTGTACTTCACGAACTCAAGGGACTGCTGCTCAATATTAGAAAAGCTCGATTTTTCCAGGTCGCCGACCATGTGGGGCGGGACTCGGAAAATTCGAGCAATTTCATTGATTTGGAATTTTCGTGTTTCGAGGAACTGTGCCTGCTCCGGCGAAATGCCGATTGGCGTATATTTCATACCTTCTTCCAGTACGGCGATTTTGTTTGCGTTTCCGCTGCCACCGAAGGTGGACTGCCAGCTCTCACGCACACGCTGCGGATCCTTAATCGTACCGGGGTGTTCTAACACACCGCCCGGAGCGGCACCGTTGGCGAAGAACTTTGCACCGTATTCCTCACAGGCAATCGCCATGCCAATGGCGTTTTTCGCCATAGCGATGGGACTGTAGCCCACCAGACCGTCAAAGCCCAAGCCAGGGATGTGAAGTACCTCGGATGGGTCGAGATACACCGTCGAACCTTTCATGGTGGGTGCATCATCGGACTGGGTGGAATAGAGGTAGTAGAGCTTGCCGTTCTTGTCCCGGTTGACCTCCATGCGGTTGGGCATAAGTGGGTACAACGCCACCACTTCACCTTTGCCGTTTCGGATGATCTGAGCGTAAGCGTTGCCCCAGAGGAGTAGGTGCGTCATGAGCGTTTCCCGGAATACAAAGGAACTCATCTCTGGGTTCGGCTCATCGTGGAGCAAATGGTAGAGCGGATGGTCGAGCGCCATTGCTTTGCCGCCGCTTTCCGTGTATCTATAAAGGTGCAGCGGCAGTCCTGCGACAGCTTCCGACAGGATGCGGACACAGGAATACACAGCGGTCATCTGCATTGCCGAGCGCTCCGTCACCGCTTTGCCGGAGGTCGTGCCGCCCATGAAAAAGGCGTAGTTGCTTCCCATCGTGCGGCCTTGAGGCTTGTCCCTGGATTTGAACAGCCCAGAAAAGATACCCATTGACATCACTCTCCTTAAAAATGGGCAAAAGAAAAGCACCTGTCCGTAGACAGATGCTCTCGTTGTGCTGAATTCAGATCGTTTCGGTTTCGCTCAGTTGACGGCTGATATCCCGTCCACCATAAATCACACGCACGGCATAGACCGTGCTTTTGCTTTCGTCCGGGTAATAGAAAATGAGATAGTTTTTGACCGGAAAGCAGCGTAATCCTTGGCTTCGCCAGGGCTCCTCATCGTAGAGCCGATACCGCATGGGCATCTGGTTCAAAGAGAGGATCTCTTTTGTAATATGCCGTACCAGGGTCACAGCGACCTTCGGTTCCTGCAACTCATAGGTGATATAGTCCAGAATATCTCGAAGGTCTTGTTTTGCCTGGTCGGTGAACTCTACTTCCCAGTTCATACGCCGTAGTCTCTTTTCAGTTCATCCATGACGCTTTGTGCAGAATGGGTGCGACCAGCACGGATATCTGCCATGCCTTTCTCAAGCTCTGCATCCTTCTGCTCCTTCGTCAAAGACCCAAAAGCCACCGGTTTGCGCTCCGGCAGTTTCATTTCAAACGGAATGCCGCGCTGCAGAACAATCTGCCGCAGAAACATACTGACCGCATTGGACATGGGGATACCCAGTTGATCAAGTACCTGTTCGGCCTGTTCTTTGATTTCAGGCTCTACACGCGCGAATACATTAGAAGTTCTTGCCATAACTCATCGCCTCCTTGCGAATATAGTATACCACTTTTGCTTGCGATATGCAAGCGGTTCGCAAGAAGTTTACAATTTCAGATAAACAGCAGGCCCCTTGTGTCGTATACGCTCTCTACATTCTCATTGCCGCAGCGAATAGCGCGGTCGAGTGCCATAATGGTCGCCACGGCACCGTCGATTTTCTCTGTGGATTTCTCTTTGTCCGGCTTGATGTTTCCGGCAGGGTCGGTGCGGATGAAGATGTTGTCCATCATCCAGCGGAGGACGGGGTGTCCGCCGTGGGCAATGCGCTGCTCCAGCACCAGTTTCATCAGTTCCTTGGTGGGTGGGGACATATCCTTGAAGCCCTGTCCGAAAGGAACGACCGTGAAGCCCATGCCCTCAAGGTTCTGTACCATCTGCACAGCACCCCAGCGGTCAAAGGCGATCTCCCGAATATTGAAACGCTCACCCAGGCTTTCGATGAATTTTTCGATGTAGCCGTAGTGAACGACATTGCCCTCAGTGGTCTGCAAAAAGCCCTGCCGTTCCCACACATCGTATGGCACATGGTCACGGCGGACTCGAAGGTCGAGGTTATCCTCCGGTATCCAGAAGTACGGCAGGATGATGTATTTGTCGTTCTCGTCCTCCGGTGGGAACACCAGAACGAATGCCGTAATATCCGTTGTGGAGGACA